GGAATTACATAATAAGTAAGATATGATACGAATACAATCTAATAAGTGAATAACTTTATAATTATATAGTAAAGAACAACATAATATGAGCGCAGAATTTCAATTATTTGATGGTAAAAACTTATCATCACTATTCAAAGATATTTACGATAATCAGCAAGTAAAGAAGAAAAACATTTCAGAAATGATTGAATCACTTCGTAAATTAATTAAGAGTGTAGGAGAAGCAACTGTCATCGCTCCCATTATTAGAGACCTAATCGATTCATCCATTAAGAATGATGACCATTTAATTAAGTTGGCTACAATTGCACAGAGATTGGCACAGGCTGAAGCTAAAGGTATAGGTGAAGATGGTTGGTTGAGTGAACATGAAAAGGCTCAATTACTTACCGAATTGGAAGATACGGTAAATGAATTGGACAAGAAGAATGATGAAAAGTTATTAGATATTCAGGTTGAAATTGAAGAGATAAAAACTAAATTATAATGGCAGATACCCAAAGTAACATATTTGGATTTTTAGCAACAGTAGATAATGTATACGGTACAACAACCGAATTATTAACTAAAGAAGCAGGTGAGGCTGGACTTGATGCTATTTCGGTATACAACGATAATAAAGCATTTTCTGACAAAGATGCTAGAATGTACGGTGCCATTACTTATCGAAGAGAAAGTAATATCAAAGTAGATGATTATGCATTCCCATTTGATAAAAATAATTTTACATTCCCAATCAAAGGAGAAACGGTAGTGATAGTAAAATTACATAATCAATCATTTTACTTACCATACACCAATACTCCTTATTCAAATTATAGAAGAGATTACACAACCTATTATGCTACATTAGAGGAAGATGTAGAAGTACCTGCTGGAAAACAGGGTGGTGGTTCTATGGCTAATACCGCTGCTACTGGTGGCAAAACAAATGCAAAAACTAAAACTAAAGATAAAAACGAGTATTCGGTAAATGAAAAAATTAAATTTTTAAAACCATCCAACGGTGATACTATTATAAGTGGTAGAGTTGGTAACACAATTCGTTTTAGTGAGTTCTTTTTAACTGAAGATAGTAAAACATCATCTCCATCTATATTCATTCGTAATAAACAGAATCCGGAATTAGATTCAAAAAAAATAGGTGAATTAGTAGATGAAGATATTAACAAAGATGGTACATCTATTTATATAACTTCTAATAAAGTTAAAGTACCATTTAAGGAAACTGTAGTTAAAACTAAAACTGCATTCAAAGGATACCCATCATCTGATTCCTTAAAAGGTGACCAATTATTTATAAATTCAGATAGAATAATCCTTTCATCAAAAGCAAGTGAATTTATTATTTTTGGAAAAGGAAATACTGGTATTATTACAGATGGTAATTTTTCAGTAGATGCAGAACAAGAAGTTTATATTCACAATAATAAAAATATAACATTACACTCAAAAGGTTCTAATCAAATATTTCTTAATTCCGATAGTGGTAAAGTATTTATAGGGAAGAATAGTGGTGTAGGACAAGCTGGAGCGGCTGTACAACAAATGGTATTAGGTGGTGAGTTGGTAGATATATTGGGAGATTTAATAACTGCTATTTTAAATCAAAATTATTTAACACCATCGGGACCTAGTAAATTAGGTCCTGAAAATGCAAGTGATTTCCAACAAATTAACAATAGATTAAAAACCATATTATCTGCTAATAACTATTTAAGTAAAACCTAATGGCTATAAATTTAAATGCAGCAAAACAACTTTTTAAAGGAGGAATTTCTAATAGTTGGACAGACTTTTATTTAAATATGTCATTAGAAATGGCAGAAAATGTTGCTAAATCTAAAGTAGCAGCGGTAGGTTCTTCTGTCATAGGGGGTACTTCTATATTAGGTGATACTGGTGTTATTGGTGATTTTTTCCCTGAAGCAGATTTAAATAATATAGCAAACAACTACTGGTTTGCGCAATCTTTAACCGAAGAATATGATAAAGCTATACGAGGTGGTAAAACTTTGATAGGAGGTGTCCCATTTACGGGAGGAAATGTTGCTTTAATGGAGTCAACTTTACTTTTAATTTTGAATACAACTACATTAAGTAAAACTGGAGATTTGTTAAGAGATATTGGACCTGCGGTTCAAGCATATTGGTTAGGAGCTACATCCGCTAAAATACCCGTTCCAACTATACCATGTATAGGTGCAGTAACAAATTTAACAACAAACATTGGAGTAAATTTATCTCCTGGAATTTGGACACCAATTGTTTTGCCACCAATGGCAAGTATTTCTCCTTTTTTATTAAATTTTATAATATCCGCATCTGTTCATTTATTAACAGTAGGTGGATTATTTACTTGTAATTGTACATACCCCCCACCTGCCCCACCTGCTCCTGGAGTTTTACCATGGGCTGGTTATTTTGTTAAACCATTTAGTGGTAGTCCATTATCTTCTTTAGATTTTAAGGATATGGTATCACTTGCGGGCGGTGTAGCAATATCTGGTGTAGATACTGCATTAGGTGCATCAAGCGCAATAACACAAACAGAAAATCAAACTGATACAGTTTCTGCAATCGGAACTGCTATCGTTAAAGGATTTATAGAAGGTGAGCAAACTCAAGAAGCAGAAATTGCAGCAGCTATAAAATCTATAATATATGGTGATGAAGCCGAACTAATAGAATCATCCACACTACTTGCCTCAAGATAAATCGGTGTAAATTTTAACTTATTATATTTATTAACAAACAGAACAATAATTTTTATGAAATCAGACATTTTAGTATCACTAATTAAAGAAGTGGTTAAGAATGAAGTAAAAGCACAAGTAAAAGAGGAAGTTGCTAAACTTATCAAATCTGGTGCAGTTACTCCAAATTTAGCCAAAACATCAACCGCACCTACGTTAAAGGAGGCTATTAAATCAGTAGACCCATTTGCAGCTGCGAATACTGCTTTACAACAAAGTAGAAAGGTGGTACAACCTCAACAAAAACCTCAAATCAAAAAGGAATTTTCAAAAGACCCAATGATTAATGAGATTCTAAATATGACTCAACCATTTTCATCAGAACAACGTAAAGAAGGTGCTCAAGCAGTTGGTAGTGTATTAGATATGATTAAACCTGAATTAAGAGTTGATGAGAGTGAGTGGGAAACTATGGATTTTAGAGAGGCAAATGTACCATCTAATGTTCCAAACTTTGAATCTACGGGTGATGGGTTACAAGATGCTACAATAAAAGCATTATCAAGAGATTATTCAGAATTAGTAAAAAGATTTAAATAATGGCAATAGAGTTAGGTAATGTAAAAGTAGCGGATTTAGCTGAAAATGATTATAAAGTATTAGGAATTGGGATAAACAAATCTTCAAATTCTAATGGTGTATTTTCTACAAATTATACTACTCTAACTCAAGCAAAAGATAATTTAAAAAACCTAATCCTAACAAAAAAAGGAGAAAGATTAATGAATCCTGAATTTGGATGTGATGTTTGGTTGGTGTTATTTGAACAGATGGATGGTGATACGATTGAATCAAAAATTGAAACATCTATTGTAGATGCAGTTGATACTTGGTTACCATATATAAGTTTAACTTCAATAGTATTTGATTATGATGATAATGACATTGATACAAACCGAATATCATTGGATATTCAATTTGCATTAGCATCAAATCCAAATTTGACAGAATCAGTACAAATAAACATAAATAATTAGTAATGGCAATTAATCCATCAAACAAAAGTTGGGGTAGTGATACTAAAAACATCAATTACATTGGTAAAGATTTTGCCACGTTTAAGCAAAATTTAATAGATTTTACTAAAACCTATTTCCCAAATACATATTCAGATTTTAATGAAGCATCACCTGGTATGGTGTTTATTGAACAGGCTGCTGCAATTGGAGATGTTCTTTCATTTTACCAAGATACTCAATTAAAAGAATCAATGTTATCCCATGCTACTGAACGTAAAAATGTGGTTTCATTGGCTCAATCTATGGGGTATAAACCTAAAGTAACTTCACCCGCTATAACCACACTGACTGTTTATCAATTAATACCATCGGTGTATAATGCACTAAACAATAGTGGTACAAATTATGAACCTGATTCTAGATTTTATTTTAAAATAAAAGCTGGATTTGAGGTACAATCCTCCACAAATAGTAATGTATCCTTTATAACCACTGATGCAATTGATTTTGAAAATCCAACTGATAGAACAATTGAAGTGTACGAAAGAGATGCTACAACGGGTACTCCTACTCAATATTTAGTATCCAAAAAAATTAAAGCCATATCAGCTAAAGAAAATACTACTGGTATTACATTGGGTAGTGATACCGATTATCCATCTATTCAATTATCCGAAACTAATATCATACAAATAGTATCAATAACTGATTCCAATAACAACAGGTATTATGAAGTTCCATATTTGGCTCAAGAAAGTATATTTGTAGAACAACCCAATGTGAATGATTTATCACATTATTCTGGTTCAGTACCATATATTTTAGAAGTACAAAAAGTACCTCGTAGATTTTCCGTAAAAATTAATTCAGATAATACAACTGAAATACAATTTGGTAGTGGTGATGTTAATTTAAGAGATGAGCAAATACTACCTAATACAAAAAATATAGGATTAGGTTTGGCAAATTCTATTAATAGATTGAATCAAGGAATTGACCCATCTAACTTTTTAAAAACAAACACATTTGGTATAGCACCTGCTGGGCAAGTATTGCAAATAAAATACTTAACAGGTGGAGGAGTTGCATCAAATGTTAATGTTGGTGATTTAATAAAAATTCAAAGAATTGAATTCGATGATGATTTACTGGCTATCCCAACGAACCTCTCTAGTATGTATAACTCATTCAAATCATCAATTGCGGTAGAAAATTTAGAACCCGCAATAGGTGGTAGAGGAGCCGAATCAATTGAAGAAATCAGACAAAATGCTTTAGCAACATTTGGTTCACAAAACAGAGCAGTAACTAAACAGGATTATATAGTAAGAGCATTATCATTGCCAGAAAGATATGGTTCAGTTGCGAAAGTGTATGTATCTCAAGATGGAGAGATAGATAACAATTCACCCTCATCTATTCTATCTAGCCCAGCATCTATTGCAGAATTTACTAATTTAGTAGATGGATTTAAGGGTATGAGTAAATCAGATATACAAGGCCAATTAATTAAATACCTTTCAACTAAAAAATCATCATTAAATGAAGTAAATAATCCATTTGCTATTAATATGTATGTTTTGGGATATGATTCTAACAAACATTTAGTAAATTTAAATCAAGCTGTCAAACAAAACCTTAAAACTTATTTAGGTGAATATAGACTGATTACCGATGCGGTAAATATGATTGATGGATTTATTGTAAACGTAGGTGTTGACTTTGATGTAATATGTTATTCAAATTACAATAAAAGAGAAGTTGT